AAGCTAATACCTATTTTGAAACTGTACCAGATTCAAGCACTTGGACTAACAAAACAGACGACCAGAAAAATAGAGCATTAATAGCAGCTACACGTTGGATTGATACTTTTGTATTTTATGGAGACAGATGTGACAACGGACAGGCACTTAAGTTTCCTAGAAATAATTATAAAGTTGATGATGTAGAACTAGCTTGTACTGCAATTCCAAATGATATTAAGTATGCACAATATGAATTAGCTAGAGCGTTAGCAAATGATACTGGTGCTATAACTGGTACTACTGGTAAAGATGGTAATTTTTCTGAAGTAAAGTTAGGAGATATAGAGGTTAAATACAATACTGCTAGTCAAGGAACAGGATCAATAAACAATATTTTAGATGTTTACCCCTGGCTACAAAGTTATCTTGGAGCGTATATGCTAGGTGGAGCAGGAGCTTTTCAAATGCGAGTGGTTAGAGGATAATGGCAGGACAGTTAGACGCAGCATTTAAAAAAATAGCAAAGCAAGTTGTATCTCAGTTAGGAGTTTCTTTAGATAATGAAATCACTTACATACGAAAAGGAACATCTAGCTATAACAATGAGACAGGAGAATATCATACAGTAGATACTGAATATACATTTAAAACTCCCATAGAATTTGTTGATTCAGATGAAGAAAGCGGATTTCAAGAAAATACTGCAAGGTTATATATTACTCCCGATCAGATTGGAAATAGTCAACCTGTTCTTCAAGACGAAGTAAAATTAACTTTTTCTGGTTCAACTAGGTTTGCTAAAATAATGGACATTAGAACACTAAAAGGTGGTCAAGAGTATTTATTTCGTTTGAGGATTGTATTCTAATGACTTTAGTAAATGCAAGAGCAGCTATAGAAACAGCTATACAAGATGCTGTCACAGACTCCGACCCAACTGTAACTGTAGTTTTTGATAACACTCCTTTTACTACTCCAGGAAAAAATAAAAAATATGTAATGGTAAATATAAACTTCAACCAGGCTACTGCTCAACCACAAGGAGCAGCCCAAACTTATTATCAAGGTTCAGTTAGATGCGGTGTAATGACACCTCCGCACAAAGGATCTGCTATCGCATCTGCATTATCGGAGATAGTCATAACAGGATTAACTTCTATTAATACATCTACTTATGTAGATAAATTTTCATGTAGTCCTAGAGTTACACAAATCGTAGGACCCACAGCAGTAACTACGGAAGGTGACAGTCACTTTCTTAGTGTTGTAAGTTGTAACTTTAGTGCCAATGGGTAGAAGAGTAAGACCCATAACACAATTACCAGACGACTTAAGAGAAATAGTCGAAACTGCTAGGTCAAATGCAGCAGCAAGAATAGTTTACGGACTTCAAAGTGATGGTCCGTGGTGGTCAGGTCATTTTGCACGAAGCTGGAAAGTATCTACAAGTCCTGTAAAACCTACAAAAGATAAAACGAGAGAACGAAAAGATCAACAATTACCAAGTCAATTTAATGACAGAGAAAATAATAATGAGGTTCAATGTTCTCCTCCAAGTAGTAGAGCACAAAGAACAACAGGTGGAGCAGGAGAAGCACCTATGACATGGTTTATGGATACAGTTGAATATCCAGGAAAAACGGGTAAAGTGCCAGGTTTACCCGATATACCAGCAATAGGTTTAAACAGTCACATATATATAGGAAACGAAGCTAAATATGCTGGTTTTGCTGTAAACAGACCTAATGCCACAATGCCTGATACACAAGGAAATCCAGTAACTTATGAAGAACATGGAAAAAGGCATAAGTTAAGTTCTAGGGATCGCAACCCAAACTGGTATAAGGTTTACACAGAACATAATGCGTTTCTTAAAAATGACATAACCAAAGGTTTTATATCTGCTGGTTTTAAGACAGGTTACAGAAGTTTATGACGCATAGACAATATTAAGGTATATTATAGTAGTACAAAAAATTAATTTATGGCAGACAAACGAGCTATTGACAAGCTAAAAGAGGCATTTTGCATTGATAACCGCAGTCGTTACATTATTAAAAAAGAGGATGTAGTGATTTTAGAAATTTATTGGAAGCCTTTAACTATAGCAGACAGAGAATCCATATTTAGGACTCTTGTAGGAATGAACAAAGCTAATGATACCGAAAGTTTAGAGTATGCTTTACAAGTAATAATGAATAAAGCAGAAGATGAAAACGGTAATAAATTATTTAACGAAGGAGATCGTGTTTCGTTAAGAAGAGAAATTCCTTTAGCTGTTCTTACTGATCTAATGTTAAAAATGCAAGGAGTAGAGGAGGGGGTAGATGCCATAAACTCTAAAAGTACACCTTGATGAGGATAACAATTTATTTTTACAGTTTTTCTTATGTGAAAAGCTAGGTTATACGTTACAAGAGTTTAGAAATAAGGTAACAATGGAGGAATTAATATATTGGAGTTCATATTTACAGTTAAAAAGTGAGCGAGAAAAGGCAGAATATGACAGAATAGGAAAAGAATCCAAATTTAAACGACAAAGTTAGATGGCAAATGACGCTGTTTATGAAGTTAATATAAAGTTAAATGCTCAAAATTTTGAGGCAGAACTTAATGCGTTAAAAACAAAACTAGAAAGATTTACAAAAGACGCTAAGAGAAAAAATGAAAAAGATCCAATATTTAAAGAAGGAAGAGAGTTAACAGTATTAAAGTCTATTCAAAGCACTCAAAACAAATTAAATGAATTAAAAAGATTTGGAGTATCTACATCAAAACAACAAGCCAAGTTAACTGAAGCAAAAGCAAAAGTAGAGAAAGGTCAGTTTAGATCAGCGAAAAATTTAGTAAGTCAAGCACAGTTATTAAATTTAGAAAAAGCTGAAGATTTACGCATAGCAAAATTACTGGTAGCAGAAGAAAAAAAGAGAGAACGAGAACAGAAAAAACAAATAGACTTACAAAAAAGGAGAGGGCAATCAATTATAAAAAGTGCTGCTATTGGTGGTGGTTTTCCTTTGTTATTTGGAGGTGGATTAGGACAAGCTATACCAGGTGCTATTGGTGGTGCGTTAGGTGAAGCAGCAAGTCCTGGCGGTGGTTTTGCTGGTTCTATTGCAGCTACCGCATTAGTTTCTCAGCTACAACAAATTGGTCAGGCATCTCTTGAAACAGCCAAAAAGATGGGCACTTTGAATGGAAAATTAGAACTTGCAAGAGAGCGATCTTTATTTACATCAAACGAAACCGAAGAACTAGCTCGTCAGTTAGAAAGACAGGGAAAAGTACAGCAATTAAATAATTTACTATCCAATGAGTATCAACAGATAGTAGGCAGTAAAGGAGTAGAAAATTTAAGAAAACTAAATGAAGTATCTAGTGAATTTAATAGACTCATGGGAATATTAAAGACTAAATTTGATGCGTTTATAGCTGGTCCTTTAGCTGACTTATTAAGTTTTTTAAACAAGAGTTTATCTGCTGATGCAACCGCAGGGCAATTTAGAGAGTTTAGAAACAGTTTAAAAGGATCGCAAAAAGAATTTTTTGAAGAACAATTAAAGGAATTAAGAGGAACAAGTGGTAGAAGTTCTGGACCGATTACAACAGCAATAATGGAAGAAATGTTGAAAAGATTTCAACAGACACCAAATGTTATTTCTAAAGGTAAATCTGATAAAAAATTAACACCAGAGGCTCAACTAGGTGTAGATCGTTTAGCAGATTTAGATAAAGAAATTGAAAAAGCTACATTAAAAAATACGCTTTCAGAAAAAGAGTTCGAGACTGAAATGAGAATACAAGAAATAATGAAAGGAACTACTGGTTTGACAGAAAATCAAATAAAAGCAAAATTAGATAAGTTATATGTTTTATCGAAAGAACAAGAAGAGTTACAAAAAACAAAAGAATTATATGACAGTATTGGTAATAGTATAGAACAGGGAATAGTTGATGCTATAAATGGTGCAATAGAGGGTACGAAAACTTTAGGTGACGTTGCCCGTAGTGTATTTACACAAATCCAAAGATCGCTTGTATCTTACGGTGTAAACGCTTTTCTTGGTGGTTTACCTGGAGGTATAGGTAAGTTTTTTTCAGGAAGAGCAAATGGTGGACCTGTTAGTAAAGGTAAAACTTACATGGTGGGAGAACGTGGCCCAGAATTATTTACACCAGGATCTTCTGGTAAAATAACTCCAAACCACGATTTAGGGGGTTCTACAAATGTGGTCGTAAACGTAGATGCTGCTAATACGACTGCTCAAGGTGATAATGGACAAGCCGAAATGTTAGGTAAAATGTTGGCAGGAGCAGTTCAAGATGAACTTCTTAAACAACAAAGGCCTGGAGGCATACTTTATAGATAATGGCTACTTTTGACGATACAACTGTAGGAACTTCAACTGGTGGTACTATTCCTAAATACGGTGCAAGAAAACAGAGTAATCCACGAACTACGGTCGTTCAATTAGGAGATGGCTACGAACACAGAGCAAGAATAGGATTGAATATAGATCCAAAAGTATGGACTTTGCAATGGGATGTAAGTGAATCTGATGCTGATGCTATTGAAACATTTTTAGAAGCAAGAGCAGTTGATGGTGCGTTTTTTAACTGGAGTCCACCAGCAGGAACAGTAGGCAAATGGGTTTGTCCTACGTTTTCAAAATCAATACCTTATTTAAATAGAGCTACAATATCTGCAACTTTTAGAGAGGTGTTTGATGTAGGATGACCACACCAACAAATACAGTTACAGAACTACAAAAACCTAATCCATCAGAGATTATTGAGTTGTTTGAAGTACATTTAGACCAAAGATTACATTATGCAGATTGGGAGGCAAATAAAGCTTATACGGCTGGTGATACTGTGAGTTCAACAAGTTTAGTTTTAGATAATAGCTTTCCACCGCAGGGCATGGTGTTTGAATGTACATCTGGTGGCACAAGTGGCAGTTCTTTACCTGGTGGATTTGCTTCTGCTTCTGAAGGTGGCACGATAACTGATAACGGTGTTACTTGGACTGCAAAAAGACCGATAAAAAGATTTCATGCTGGTACTAATTTAAAAACAACAAGCACCTTACATGAAGCTTCTATACATTTTGGAGGAAAAGTATATGAGCCTTTTCCTGTACAGACAGAAGGTTTTGATATGACATCAAAAGGTACATTACCAAGACCACGTTTGACTATAAGTAATTTAAGTCCAAGTCTTTCTAATACATTTACTGTTGCCAACGGTGGTTCTGCATTACCAAGTGGAACTATATCTGCAATGATGCTTGAGGTAAATAAAATCACAGTAGGAAATGATCTTATTGGTAGTACTTTAGTTCGTATCAGGACTCTTAGAAAATTTCTTGATTCTGATAATTTTAATTCAACAAACGCAACAGCAGATTCTACTCAGAAGTTTCCTGATGAAATTTATATGATTGCTAGAAAAGTATTAGAAAATCAGGAAATAGTGCAGTTTGAATGTGCTTCTATGTTTGATATGGCAGGTGTACGAGGGCCAAAACGTCAGATTTTACCTGATGAATTTCCTGGAATTGGTGAGTTCTTTCAATGATATGGCAGGATAAAGCATTAGAACACGCAAAACAAGAAGCA